GCTGTACGCCGCCTGCACGACCGGGCGGCACCTGTGGGTGGTGGTCGAAATCACGGGCGATCCGGACGACCCGCAGCGATCGCCTCGGATCGATATCGAGTGGGCGCGGCAGCAGATCCGCGACTACGGCCGCGAGAACCCGTGGGTCATGGTCAACGTCCTCGGGACGTTCCCCCCGGCATCGATCAACGCGCTCCTGGGACCCGACGACTGCGCGGCCGCCATGCGGCGCCAGATCGCGTCCGATGTCTACAGCGGCGCTCCGAAGGTCCTGGGCGTGGACGTGGCCGGAGAGGGCGACGACCGGTTCGTGATCTTCCCCAGACAGGGGCGTGTGGCGTTCCGGCCGAAAATCGCGCGCAACCTGAAAACCCAGGAACAGGTCGCTATGGTCGCCCGGGCGTCGGATGTGTGGGGCGCTGACGGGATCCTCGTTGACGCAACGGGCGGATTCGGCGCGGGCCTGATCGACGGCCTGCAGGATGCCCACTATACCGTGATCCCGGTCCACTACGCCGGGTCGCCGTACGACACCCGCTATCTGAACAAGCGGGCGGAAATGTACTTCGAGGCGCAGGCGTGGGTCAAGGGCGGTGGCTGCCTGCCGAATATGCCCGAGCTGCAGCGGGAGCTGTGCGCGATCACGTACCTGTTCCGCAAGGACAAGTTCGCTCTGCAAGAGAAGGATCAGTTCAAGAAGCTGCTCGGGTATTCCCCCGACCTAGCGGACGCCTTCGCGGAGACGTTCGCGTTCCCGGTGATGAAAAAGGCGCCGAGCGCGTCAATGGCGGAGACGTTCTTCGATCCGCGGCGGGTGGGACGTCCGGACGTCCACGGGCCAGAGCAGGGGTTCGTGGAGGGCGTACGTCTCCCGCTGCGCGGGTTCAATTCGTGAGGCTCGGCCCGGGGGACGAGGCGAAGGTCGCGGCGATCCTGCTTCACCCGGCAGTGCGGAGCGGGCTGTTCGATGACACGGATGTCCCCTCGCTGATAGAGATCGCCGAGACCCTCGCGGACGGCAATGCCTACACCCTCATGCCAGCTCCGGGCGTGATCTTCACGGGTGCCCTGTTCATCTATTCGACCTTCCTGGTTCACCAGGCGGCGGTCCCTGCGGTCCGCGGCGCAGCGGTGGTGCGGGCCGGGCACCTTGCGGTCCGATGGGCGTTCGAGAACATCGCCGGATGCGGGAAGCTCCTGGGGTTGACGCCGAGCTACAACGTGCCGGCGATCGCGTCGGCGAAGCGTATCGGGTTCAGGGTCGAGGGGCGGTTGACCGGGGCTGTCCTGCGGGACGGCAAGCAACACGATCTCATCATTCTCGGGCTTGCCCGAGGGGAGGTGCTGTGATGGGTCATGGATCACCGTTCAAAAAGAGATTCTGGGAAGGGAACGTCATCCGGCCGCTCGGCCGTCTCGGGGGGAACGACAAATACGGGAATTATTCCGCTTACGGAATGATCGAGGACCCGAAGTCCGCAGCGATCGAGGCGGACAAGGCAAAGGCGGAAGCGGAAGCCCAGGCGAAGCAGGCGGAGTTCGAGGCATCGCAGCGGGCGGGCCTCGAGCGCCTGGCGCAGAAACGGCGCAGGGGATACGGCGCGTCGATGATCGTCCAGCCGACCCTCGGGTCCTCCGCGACCCTGGGAAGCTGATCCGATGGCCGCGGACCCCAGGCTGATCCTCGCCCGCTTCGAGCAGCTGAAAGCGATCCGTCAGCCCTTCGAGGCTCATTGGGAGAACATCGCCGAGGTATTCATGCCCCGCAAACGCGGGATCCTTAACCGGGGCAAGCGCGAGGGGCAGAAGTTGACCGACCTTCAGTACGACGGCACCGGTACGCGCTCGGCGGAGAAGCTCGCCTCGTTCATGCACGGCTCCATGACGGCCTCGAACTTCCCGTGGTTCGGCCTGCAGACCCGCAACGTGGGCCTGATGGACCTGAAGGTCGTCGCCGACTGGTTGGAGGAGTGCGCGGAGCGGATGCTGGCGGCGTTCGCCATGAGCAATTGGGATTCGGAAGCCCCGGAGGCGTACCTCGACAACATCATCTTCGGCACGGCCTCCCCGATGTTCATCGAGGAGGACGAGATCATCACGCCGGGGCAGAAGTTCGGCGGCCTGAAGTTTACCGCGATCTCCCTGGGCGACGCGTGGTGCGCGGAAAACCGTCGCCGGGTGATCGACACGGTCTACTGGCTGACGTCCATGACGGCGATCGACGTGGTCAACGACTGGCCGGATACCGCGTCGGAGAATACGAAGCAGGCTGCCAATACCCGCCCGTACTCCCCGGTCAATATTCTCCTGGCCGTCGAACCGCGGAAGAACGCCCCGGCCGCGAACGGGCAACGCCCCTTCTCCAAGGACATGCCGTTCGCTTGCTACTACCTCGAATCCGACCGACGCGTTCTGCTCGAGGAGAAAGGCTTTCACGAGTTCCCGGCGCCGACCCCCCGGTGGTCCCGCGGCAATGGCGAGAGGATCTACGGCCGCGGCCTGGGCGATTCCGCCTATCCTGACGCCCGCACCTTAAACGAGGCCGTCCGGTACAAGCTCATGTCCCTGGCGATGGCCCTCTTCCCGCCGCTGCTCAAAGACGTAGGACTTGCGGGATCCGTCCGCTGGTTGCCCGGCGCGGTCCACGACGTGAACGGGAAGGCGCTCGGGATGAATCCGCCCGTCCAGCCGATCCTAAACGGCGCCAAGTTCGACGTTGCCGAAGTCGAAGAAGAGAAGATGCGCGCCGTCATCCAGGATGCGTTCCACTCCGGCCTGCTGCAGCTTCCCGAGAAGGAGATGACGGCCCAGGAGGCGCATCTCCGGATCCAGCTGATGATGCGCGTCCTCGGCCCCGGGGTGCTCGGCCGGCACAAGTCGGAGTTCCTCGATCCGACGATCACGCGGGCGTTCGGGTTGATGCTCCGCGGCGGTGCCCTTCCTCCGCCTCCCGACGAGATCCTGCAGGCCCCCCCCGAAGAACGATCGATCGACGTGGTCTACAAGGGACCGCTTGCGGCAGCGCAGCGGTCGCAGGACACGTTGGCGATCGACTCCCAGGTGGATGCCACGCTTTCCATCTTCGAGCGTACGCAGGATCCCGAGATCCTCGACACGATCGACTTCGACGAGGCGATGTGGTCGCGCTCCGCCGGGGGATCCGTGCCGTCGAAGGTCATGCGAGGCAAGGACCAGGTCGCAGCCCGAAGGGAGATGCGCGCACAGGCGCAGGCCAAGCAGAACGCCCTCGCAGACCGTGCGGCGATGGCGGACGAGATGGTCAAGAAAGCGAAGGCGGAAAAGGACCTGTCCCAGGCCGACAGCGGAATGGGTAGCCGGACCCGCATGGTTCCCGAGGCGGAGATGGGCCTGTGAGGCCCGGCCCGACGAACCAGCAGCGGCTCCTGCAGGAGATCATGGCCGAGCGCGATCGCCTCACGCGCGGCTCCACGCGGGAGAAGCTCGAAGCGTACCGGCTGACCTTCAAGTCCGCCGAGGGGCAGAAGGTCCTGGCCGACCTCAAGGCGTCGTACGGAGGGATCTCGTTCGTCCCCGGGTATTCCGACGTGACGGCGTTCAACGAGGGCCGCCGGTCCGTATTCGACGACATCGAAACCATCCTCGCCACCGCGGCGGCGATGGAACTTTCAAACCTTGGAGGAGGGGGAACATGAACGGACGAAGGTTCAAGGAACACCTGTTGTATCTCGCGGAAGGTGACGGATCGGGCGGGCAGGGTGGAAGCTCCGGCAGTGCTTCCCCTCCCGCTGTCCAGGAGTGGTTCACCGGCCTGCCCGATACTTTGAAGCCGGATGCGGCCGTGTTCGAACCGTTCAAGGACAAGCCGGTGACCGACGTCCTGGGCGCGTACCGGGACCTTTCGAAGAAGGCCGCAGATTACACCGTACCGGCCACGCCGAAGGAGTACGGAATCACGCTGCCCAAGGATGCCCCGGTGGACGCGAAGGCACTCGAGGTGTTCCTCTCCAAGGCGCACAAGGCCGGCGTTCCCGCGAAGGCCCTCCAGGCGCTCATCAACGATCAGGTCACGGAAGCGATCGCCTCGGAGGCCGAGGACAAGAAGGCGGTCGATGCGGCGGACAAGGCGCTCCGTGAATCGTGGGGCGCGAATTACGAGGCGAACAGAGTCGCCGTGGAACGCGAGATCAAGGCGCTCCCGCAG